GAGCATAACTGGCAGAACGGGCAGCAGAACGAGCATAACTGGCAGCACGGGCAGCACACCACTCAGCGAATAAAACGAGAATAGGCAGGACATCTCCGTAATCCACCACGTACAACCTCTCTGAGGCCGCGTGTTTGTCTATGGGGTCGCCGTGAGGTATGATCGTACCGGAACTCTCCACGAGCCACAGGCGCCCCCCGGATGCATACCCCAATGCATCCAGTATCGTTGGGCTGGAATGCAGCCCATGTCTACATGGTATTATCATCCCGTCAACCGTGTGTATTACCCCTACCGAGGCTTTGCGCCCGTCATCGTAACCGAGCATCCCGTCCCCCTGGCTAAACCAATAGCCGAGAACCTTTTTTACCTTTTTCTTAGCCATAAAACCTCCCTTTAATTTAGCGTTATTTTGTGTCTATCCACCCGATTACCTATATTTCTATAATGAACGCTCCATGCTATGCCTCCGTTATATTTTAATAATCGGGAGAATATGCATTATCCTCAGAGCGCATTTCATTGACGGCATTCTCAGCGCTCCACGGTGTTAGGTGCAGGGTACGATCAGGTAGAACGTCTATTTTTATAGGTGCGCGTTCATCCTGATGATCCAAAACCCACCCCCCCAACTCTCTGGGGGTTAGACCAGAGGGAATTCGAACCCCGCCCACCCCACCGTCCCCTAAAAAACCCTTTGCGCCCGGCCATTTTAATAATGCGCGTTCGAATTCCATTATCCATTGATTTCTGCTGAGTTTCATGTCCTTTATCCTCCGTTGTATTTAGTTGTGTTTTGCGGATAGACCCGACTACCTGTCCCCCAAAGGGCATCCTACCTGTCTATGTGCGAGACGTGTTCTCAGCTCGGGAGTTATGAGCCTAACCTGATCGTGTAGGGAGAGCTGAAACCTGTCCTGCCAAAGCCCGGTTTCATAGTCCCTCGACCATTTCCGGCCCTTTTTATAGCCAGGAATGGTCGAGGATATTTTCTCATCAAGGCAACCCTGAAACCACTGGAACCAGTTTTCAGCGGTAAGGATAGGGTTTGCCCATTGCCCTGTTTTAATGTTGCAGCCTCTTTTTGCGGCTTTATAGGTGGTGATGAGGCTCTTGTTAGTGTATCCTGTCATTAATATACCCTCCATGCGCCTATAGTGCCCCTACGAACCTCCAATGACCCTACATAGGCCATAGCGCGGAGGTAGGAAGTGAATTTGCCCACTATCCTGTTGGCTGCAATCTCTATTACCAGATATGTTGAGTTCATTTTAGACCTCCTCGAATGCGGCATTGTGCAGGTCGCCGTTCTTTATCGCCTCTGCCTCGGTGGCAAATGGCCCGTTCCATGCCCATGAGTTGCCCGGCTCCTCGCTGCCGGTGGGGTTTACATACCAACCGGGTAAACACCCTTGCGCGTCGAACCAACCCCTGGGCTTTGAGCAGTCGCCCTGCCATTCGAGCCTATCGTTAATGTTTGTGACCTCTGCTATATACATTGTCCCATCCTCCCTGTGTTTTCATTGCGCGACTATATTATATATAGCAAATGCTGTGCCAATAAATTATTCATATAAATCAAGGTGCAAGCGTGTGTTGCATGACAATATTTGTCACTTAGTGACATAATTTGTCAACCGAGGTGACAATATTTGTCACTTGCAACCGCTAACCATTATGGTGACTCCACCAAGATGATTAATAGTTGTATCAGGTGGATAGACAGAGGCTGGGAGTCATGATAATGGACATCCTGAAGGACATGTTTAGTGTCTAAATGAGTAAACCTGTTAATATCATTACATTATTAGGCTAATCCACTGTGACATCGTGGGGGACAGGGCATCTGCATCTAAATGAAGCCCAAACCACTCCGGTGGATAGACCATAAAGGCGGGCCTGAAAAACACCAGATAGTCTGAGACAGACCCAAATGAGGCAAGGCTATGGTATTGCCAGTATCAGGATGAGGGCTTAGGATTGATCGTAGGATGTCTCATAGTGAGACGAACTGTGTCAAATTGAGACGAAGCTTGGTAAGTGAGATATTTGTGTCAAAATGAGACGAAATCGCTATGAAACTGTGTCAAATTGAGAAAATAATGCTTGACATTGATGCAGATATCTGATATTGTTAATACCAGAATCCAAGATCGCCCCGCAAGGGCGGTCTTTTTTATTGATTCGCGCGCGTGTGCGCGTATCCATTAAAATGCTCGGGCGGATAGACCATGCTGGGAATCAACTACAAAGACAGAGAGACCAGAGACACAATAGCCAGAGCCTTAGATGTAAGGCATGTATCGGATAAAATGTTGACCAAACTCGAACTCATGGACAAGGGACTCGAACTCGAACAGGCATTAGAACTGGTCGACGGCAAGATAACCCCTGATTTAAAAGCGAATTTGAAGAGACAGCACGGGAAATGGTCTCTGCATCGTCCCGATGTTACGAAATTGGCATTTCGTGGCATTAAGGGAATTCTTAAGGGCGAGCCCGTAGAAGGTGTTGATTCTAAAGGTAAATTACACGTTGCGCAGGTTCAGCCACACCATATATTGGCTGCTGCTGGCATGGTATTCGACCGTGTTGAGCCTGCTATCAAGCGCGTCCAAAGTGATTCTACGAGCGTTGCTGCCACCCTCGTTTACGTGGATTTAAGCTCATATGGACAGGATGTGGTCATATGCCCAAAGTGATGGGGTACATTATCCAATGTAATCAGCTACTTGCGGGAAGCTGCAACATTAGATAACATCTATTATGTAAAGTTATTATCATATATGCATATGTATGGAAGGGGGGGTGTATGGGCCATGGCCAAGCGTCATAGTATATTTATATCCCTCCTCCGAAGTTGGCTATAATTTTTCAGCATGGTTTCATCGGCAAACTTAGCCGTTCAATCATCCTCAAAATGCCCTCAAACGCGGGGATATATAGCGAGTTGACGGTAATGGTTTACCGTTGAGGGGTTAAAAGAATAGGTTGGGTTGCATGTCCAAGGTGAAGTACAAATAGCAATGGAGGTGGGAGTATGGATAAGGAAGTCCAGTATGTCACGATGTCGAACGGGGAGATAGATAGGAGCGAGCCTACGTTGAAAGCTCTTATGAAGAAAGTGATGAAGGATGTTCAAGATGTAAGGGTTGGGAACAGTGTTGAGGTATACCGCATAGAGAAGGTGGCAGTTGTGCCAGGGGAATATGTGAAGGTAGAGAGACAGGGGCCTCCGACTGCAAGGAAGGAATTTCTCCGCCGTAACCTTGCAAGGATGGCTTTGAACATGTTTGACAACGAACTTGCTTTTGACTCAATGCGCGATGGATTGCCGGATGATGTTGTAAATATAAACAAGCCAAAGCGCTGGGAGGATGAGCCCAAGGTTGATGATAGGGTTAAGGCCGTAATTAAGGAGATGTATCCTGCCCATGGATAAGCCCAGCAAGACAGTAGTCAAGAGGATGGCGTGTCAAATGGGGAAGACGCTTGAGGAAGTTGAGGGTATATATAAACAGGCATGGGAATGTACTTGTGGGGCGGTGAATGCCCCTGGGGTGATTAAATGCCGCTGTGGGAGGGCTCATGGTTGAGGTAATCGATAATGGTCTTGGGCTTTGGAGGTGCACTTGCGGTGGGTTTAACCAGTTGACCTTCAAGTGGTGCCCGAAGTGCAAAGCTTCAAGGGATGATGGCAAGGTTGTGAGCGGGGGTTAAAGTATCTAAAATGCGACATATGTATGTCGCAAAACGTTCCATGTGGAATAATATGGAGGGATTGATGAAGAATCTGATACTTGGGCTGATTTGTGTTGTGCTGGTGGCGGGGATTTCGTGGGCGGCTGACCCGGACATAATGTACACCAGGTACGGGATGTATTATGGAAAGCTGGTTCACCAGACTACGAGTTACGCTGTGAAGTGCTCTGATTGGGGGAAGGTGTTTGACAATAAGGGGGCCACGGCTGCAATAACGCTGACGCTCCCCAAGGGTTGCGAGGATGGGTTTACTGCGTCTTTTGTCGAGCGGGACGCCTACAATGTCAGTGTGGACGTGTACGACACGACTTATCAGATCATCGGCCTGACTAATGCCGCCGGGGACAAGATCACCTCTTCGGCCATTGCCAATACGATAACGCTGATGCAGAGTGGCGTTAAGTTCCTCCCGCTGTCTTCTCATGGAACTTGGGCGGACGGTAACTAATATGGCAGACAAAAAGAAGAAGGAGAAGGAGAAGGAGAAGGAAGATGAAGGGATGGCTGCTCGTGGACTGAAGGGGCGGAAGGCGGCCATGGAAGAACTTATGAAGGACGACCGCAAGAAGACTCCTGCCCCTGAAAAGAAGGGTGGAAGTACTCAGTCCAAGAAGATACTGAAAGGTATGGGGTACAACGTATGAGGAAAGCAGGGGGTTCACGAAGCATAAGTCCAATAACAAAGAAGCCGTCAAAGGCAAGTGGAGTGAAAACGGGCGTGACGAGAAGCATAAGCCCGATAACGAAAACGCCAAGCACACAGGTAAGTAAAACATTGAAACAGATAGGATACTGATCTGAACGCTAAATTCAATGGTGTAGAGTTTATTCCAAAGCCGGGTGTTCGGTACAAGAATAACTACATTGCCATTGCGGCTGATATCAATTCAGGCAAGCTCCCAGGTGATGACACTCAACGATATCTCATGCTTACGGACTTGTGGTATGTCTTGTATTTCGTTGTCAAGAATCCCAGGGCAAATCACCAGTTCGTTATAGACAGGTGTCGAGAGGTTGAAGATGGCCCTGATGATTATACTTTGGATATTTGGGCCAGAGAGCATTTCAAGAGCGACATCATCACCATTTCCGAGACGCTACAATATGTTGCCAGACATCCCGAGCGGACGAATGCTATTTACTCATACGCTCGGCCAGCCGCGAAGAAGTTCCTCAATAAGCTCAAGGTTATTATGGAGAACGAAGCTGAGTACTTGAATCAGCTTTTCCCTCATATATTTTGGGCTGAACCAATGAAGCAAGCTCCTACGTGGTCTTTGGATGAAGGGCTTGTAGTAATGCGCAAGTCGAGTCGGAAAGAGCCTACAATAGCCGCCTACGGTCTGACAGAGGGCATGCCCACAGGCAACCATGACGACCGAAGGATATATGATGACATCACCACTGAGGATATTGGTGAATCGGTCTTGGTGATGGAGCAAGTCAAGAGTCGATTTGACTCCTCGCAGAACCTTGGTACGGACGGCGGGACGCATAGGGTTGTCGGGACGTATTATCACTACAATGACCCGCTGGTTTACGTAAGGGATAAGATATCACCCGTCACTAAAGAGAAGCCTTATCTTTTAAGGCTGCATACTGCCACTGAGGACGGTACGCCTAATGGGACTCCTGTACTCCTGTCTCAGAAACGTCTTGACCAGCTTCGGGCGACTAAGACTTTTAACTGTCAACAGTTACTTGACCCTTCTCCCGAAAGCTCTCGCCCTATTCCAAGTGTTCTTCTGAAGGATATTTCTCCTGAATTCATACCAGGAGATATTGTCAAGTTTCTTTTGGTGGACTCCGCTGGTTCGGCTGGTGAAAAGAGCCACGGTGACTCATGGGCGGCAATGTGTATCGGGGTTGAACCTCGGACTGATGACTTCGGCGCGTGCAATGTTTACATCCTTGATGCTTTCATAGATAAGATCAAGGAATCCATGGGGCCTCAGATGGTAGTTGAAATGTATCTTAGAAACGGATTCATCCGCTTGATCGGGGTGGAAAAATCTTCACAGTCCACCACTGAAGTCCATATCGCTAATGCTCTTGAAAAGCATGGGCGCAAGGTCTCGGTTGATATGAAGAACCTTATCATACTTACTCCTGCTTCAAGGCGTAAAGATACTCGCATTACAAATGCTTTGGCGTGGCCGCTTTATAACGGGAAAGTTCATATCTCAACTTTCGTGCCCCCGGCTTTCCGTGCCCGGCTCAGGCAGGAAATGGACGAGTTTCCCTTCGGAAAGCATGATGATGGGATAGATGTACTGTCCTATTTGTGGGATATGCTTGGGGATGAATCTGTAAAGCAGATGATTCGCTATGCCGGGCAACCGAAACTCACTACTCAGGACTTGGATAGGCTCTCGCGGTCTAATGTTCGGGGTTCGGAAAGGACATCATCGTGGCAGAGAGCGTAAAGGACGATCAGGACTTCCTTCGGGAAGCCAAGGAGTTATTCGAGACTGCACAGACGGCGTGGAATCCTATATACGCTTCAGCCTTGGATGATTTGAAGTTCGTTGCAGGCGACCAGTGGGATGCTGAAGCTTTGGCTGAGAGACGCGAGGACGGGCGCCCTGTAGTCACAGTCAATAAGCTGCACAAGTTCGTCAAGCGTGTCCACGGTGAACAAAGGATGAACCGTGTTGAGCCCAAGGTCATTCCCGTGGGAAACTCGGCAGATGTTAAAACCGCGCATACGCTTCAAGCTTGTTTGCGATACATAGAGAGAAACAGCAACGCTGAATACGCTTATGAAAATGGTGGGACGTATCAGCTTGCCTGTAGTATAGGTTTCTGGAGAGTCATTACAGAGTATAAGGATAATAGCTTCGAGCGCGATATCAAAGTCAAGACCATTGAGAATCCCTTCACTGTGCTTATCGACCCATCCTTTAAGGAACCGGACGGGTCTGATATCAAATACGCCTTCATTAATGAGTGGATGAGTAAGAAGGATTTCAAGAGGGCTTATCCAGATGTTGATGGATTAGACTCTGGTAGTGAAGACACGTACACATCAAAAGAGGGATGGTTTGAGACTAATCGCGTAAGGATATGCGAATATTATTACAAGGATTATTACAAGAAAAAGCTCGCCATGACATCCGTTGGTGAGGTTTTCACTTTCGGTAAAGATGAAGAGTTTGCGGATGAGAAGGCTTTGCTTGAAGCTGGTTATGAAGTAGTTGAGACCCGGACGGTTGATGCTTATAAGGTGAAGTGGTGCAAATTCACCGGAAGTAAGATCATCATGGAGCCACAAACGCTTGACGGGAAGTATATCCCGATTATCGCATCTTTCGGAGATTCACTAAATATCGAGGGCGAGAAGAAACTTCTCTCACTTATCAGGTTTGCTAAAGACCCTCAGATGGTCTATAACTACTTCAATACTGCGGCTACAGAAGCTGTTGCAATGCAGCCGAAGACCCCTTGGATTATCAGCTTCGATCAGATTAAGGGTTTCGAACAACATTGGGCTGAAGCGCATCGTAAGAATAGACCGTATCTTCCGTACAATTACATCCCAGGTCAGACTAAGCCGGACAGAATATCTCCTCCCACGGTTCCTACAGGAGCCTTTGCTACTACAGGCAACGCAAACGCGGATATCATGGATGTCATTGGTATTTATCAAGCTTCGCTTGGGCAGCCGTCCAATGAGCGTTCCGGCAAAGCTATTCTTGCAAGACAGCAAGAGGCCGATGCTGGTATTTATACGTTCATAGATAACCACTCAAGGGCGTTGGTGCACACTGCAAGAGTTATCATTGACTTGCTTCCTTACACGTTCGATACTGAGAGAATACTTCATATCGTTTCGGATGATAACGAAGTGCAGCAGCTTGAGATAAACAAGACTGAAATGGATGTTATCACGGGCGAGACCTTCACCGTGAATGATATAACTGAGGCAATGGAGTATGGAGTGCTCCTGACTGTCGGGCCTTCGTACCTCACCAAGAGGCGCGAAATAGCACAATCCATGCTTGAGTTTATCCAGTTCTTCCCGCAGGCCGGGCCGATTATAGCGCCCATGCTTGCTAAACATCTTGACTGGCCGGAAGCTGAGAAAGTTGCGAAGATTATGCAGCTTCTTCTTCCCCCTCAGATTCAGCAGGCTTTGGGTGGGCAACCTCAGATGCCGCAGTTACCAGGGGGGCCGCCCGGTCAACCCGGCCAGCCTATGCAGGGCCAGCCGCCTCCTCAGATGCCGCAACAGATGCCGTTGCCGATGCAATAGTTTGTAAAACCGGGGACGCCCGGATAAAGATAGTCTCATGCGCTCGTGGAGCGTAAAACCACACTTCGCCACGGAGGCGTTAAAACCATGCCGGAAACAACTGAGCTTGACAGGCGTATCGAAGAAATCTCCAAGGAGCACGGGATAAGTGTTGAGGGTGAAGTTGCACCGTCTACCGAGGACGTAACCCCGGAACCCACGACAACCGAAGAAGAGCCTGAAGTAACACCTGAGTTGAAAGACGAGACTCCGCCTGAAGACGAGCCGAAGGAGTCTGAGACGGCCCTTGAGACCGAAGCGCCACCCGTAACTACTGCATCCGAACCGAAGGCAGAAGACAAGCCTGAGAATAGGGCACAGAAGAGAATCAGGGAGACGATAGCCCGCCAGAGGGCCGCTGAGGAACGCGCTGAAGCACTCGAAGCTGAACTTGCAAAACTGAAGGCTATACAGGAAGTCAAACCGAGTCTTCCTGAAATGCCAAACAGGAACGACTTCGAGTACGAAGAGGACTTTAGCAAGGCAGTGCATGACTACGCGAGACGCGTTGCTGCCATTGAAGGGCAGAGGATAGAGACTGCGCAGATAGCATCTGCAAAGCAGGCACAGTTTCAGGTCGAGCAAGAGTCTCAGTCGAGAGTCAAACGCGGGAATATGATTAAGCAGCTTGAAGAGGCGAAGGCCAAGTATCCCGATTACGAGAACGCACGGGAAAACATGGTAATCTTCAGCCAGCACAAACCTCTGATGGATATCTTAAGTCAGTCGCCCGTGGTGGGCGAACTCGTTTATCACCTTGGAAAGAACCTTGATGAGCTTGAACGAATTTCCCGTCTTAACCCTTTGGGTATAGCGCGGGAAATCGGTCGTTTTGAAGCAAATATCCAGTCCGCCTCGGACAGGGTGGCTGCTTCGAGTAAGAAAATAACCAAAGCCGCTGTACCTATCAAGCCCGTTACTGGTTCGGCTACGACAAAGGGTAAAGACGTTACTCAGATGTCGGAAGCCGAGCTAAGGGAATGGACAAAAAAGGAACTTTATAGCGGCTAATAGGAGCTAAAGTGGCTAACACATTTTCTTCGACTTCAGGATTTGTAGCAGACATTAGTCTTTCCATTCTTGACCTTGAGCTTAACATGGGCTCTAAGTGTTTCATGGCTTATGAGAAGGAGTGGCAGGACAAGAATATCAAAATAGGGACTATCCTCACGGGACGCAAGCCCTATAAGTTTATCGCCAAGGACGGCCCCACCCTGAGTAATCAGGATTTGACCAAGCAGGAATTCACGCTGACCATAGAGAAAGACCAGCACGTTGCCTTCGAAATGGAAACCAGTGACAAGCTCCTGAAGGCCCCCAAGGACATAGGCGAGAGGATAATCAAACCCGCCATGCAGGCCCTTGCGGTAGAGGTCGAGGCTTACCTTGCCGGGAAGTACTGGCAGATCGCCAACGCTGTGGGTACTCCTGGTGTTTCGCCTACCAAAGACCAGTTCATAGACGCGGCACAGAGACTTACGGAAATGCTCGCACCCATTCAGGGTAGGCTTGGGTTTATGAGTCCCGCTGCAAGGACTTCGGTGTCTAAGAGCATGCTTGGTCTTTTCGAAGCTAACATTGTGAGGGATGCCATACGCGAGCGCGAGACCGGAAGGGTTGCCAATATCAACGGGTTTGAAAATACGTTGATGGTAACGCATACGGCTGGTATCGCTACCGGGACTCCCCTTATCAAGGGCGCTTCTCAGGTGGGCGCAAGCCTTGCAACGGACGGCTGGACTGCGACGCAGACGGGCATCCTGAAGAAGGGGGATATAATCACCATTGGCGTGCAGGGTGGTGTGGGCGTTTATGATGTCCACCCCATAAAGAAGACTCAGGCTTCGTACCTGAAGCAGTTCACGGTTACGGCTGACTGTAACTCGGACGGTTCGGGCAATGCCACCGTGCTTATCAGCCCTGCGATTGTGGCGGCTGCTACGGGCTACCAGAACGTGTCCGCTGGCCCCGCCAATGATGCGGTCATAACGGTGGTTACGGCTCCCTCCGCGCTGTTCCAGAGCGTCCAGAACCTTGTTCTGACTAAGGAGTCCTTGGCCCTGGCTATGCCTCCGCTTCCCGCGCCGGAGACTGCAAAGCTCGTGCAGCGCAAGACGAGCAAGGGTGGAATGTCGTGCCTGCTGACGGGTGGTTACGATATCACCAATAGGAAGGACGTGAGTAGGATAGACATCCTGTACGGGGCAGACTTCATTTACCCCGAAACCGCTGTCAGGATGTTCGGCTAAACCGAAAAATAGGGGGCGCGGTCAATAGGGGCCGCGTCCCTAAACAGAAAGGACATCATGGGCAGGCATAAAGCAGGTTGGATAAAAGAGGAAAAGGAGAACACTGATGCTACTCAGGAAACCGAGGCCCCGGAGGTAGATGTAGAAGCACTACAGGATGAGATCGAAGCCCTCAAGGCTGAGAATGCTGACCTGCGTAAGCAGTTGGTGAGCACCGAGGCCCCTGAAGTGCCGGACACGATGTGCTATCACGAGACAGAGGCCCCTACAGGCCGAATCTTCACCTCACGCGAGGCTGAGGAACGCTATAAGAAGGGCTGGCATGACACTCCTGCCAAGTTCGAGAGGTAATAATGACCGTTAAGGAGCTGATAAAATCGTCCATGCGCAAACTTGGTGTACTGTCCGCTGGTGATGACCCTACACCAGACGAGCTTCAGGATGCTATCTCAAGTTTGAATTCCATGTTGAACGCATGGAGTATGGATAACTTTATCGTTCACTTTCTCACTCGGTCGAACTTCACACTAACTATCGGACAGAGCAGTTATACCCTTGGGTCGGGCGGTAACTTCAATGCCGCTCGGCCTACAGGTATTCACTCTGCTTTCTTGAGGGATTCGGGGGGTTCAGATCATCCTATTGAGATTATATCAAGGGCTCGGTACGATGCTCAGTC